GAGACCATGCAACCAACAGTGCAATCAGAGCAAGACAAGATGGTTCCGATAGATACCTCGGGCGATCCTGTTGAAATTGAAGTAAAAGAAGAAACAAAAACAAATGAAACACCTGAAGTAGAGGTTCAAGAAACTACAAACGAACCAGTTTCAGAAAAGAAAGAGGAGGAGTTAGAAGAATACTCTCAGTCTGTAAAAAGACGAATAGATAAGCTGACACGAAAAATGCGTGAAGCAGAAAGACGTGAACAAGCAGCAATTGAGTATGCAAAAAAGATTCAACAAGAAAACAAAAATCTTCAAGCAACTTCAATTAGCACTTCACGTGAAAGAGTTACTTCAGATGAAGCAAGTATAACTTCTACAGAGGCTTTATTAAATACTGCAATGAAACAAGCTGTAGAGCAAGGCGACGTTGATAAACAGGTCGAAGCTCAACAAAAGATGGCTGAATTAGCTATTGAAAAAGAAAGACTAAGACTTAGAAAAAACAAACTTGAGCAACAAAAACCTGTTGAGCAACAAGAATCAAACGTTGAAGATGCAATTAAAATGGCAGATCCGCAAGCTCAACCAACTCCTGATCCTAAAGCGCAAGAATGGGCATCAGACAATAAATGGTTTGGAACTGACAAAGCTATGACTTACACTGCGATGTCTTTTCATGACGATTTAGTTGCAGAAGGATTTGACGCAACGTCAGATGAGTATTATAATGAAATTGATCGTAGAATACGAAAAGAGTTTCCTCAAAAGTTTGAGGATCAAAGTAAGCCGAAGCAAACTGTTGCTTCAGCTGTACGAAAA